TCAACAGGCTTAGTAATTAGCTCGTTAGTCTCTAAGTTTTGTTCTATTGGCATAGTTTTAACCTCTGTAATTAAGACGTTTAGGTGCTGTTCCGCTTAATGCGTAAACAATGTAATTAGTAGCGTCAGATAATTGACCTGTACCTGGAGACATGCCTTTTATTGAACTTTTAAGTCCTATATGTGCATTACCTTTTTGTAAAAGGAATTTACGTTGTTCTTCACTAGGGTAGAACTCCTCTTCTTTATAATGCTCTAAAGTATCTATTAGCAACTGAAATGGTGATACATTGTATTGATTTGCAAGCCATTTCATAGGCATTGGCATATTCATTGGATTTTCTAAAACTATTTTTAAAACTTTTTGTGCATCATTTGCAGAAATTATTGGAAACTGCTTGTAATCTTGTTTTTCAATTCTTGTTAAAGGGACTGATTGTAAGGTAGATAATCTGTAAGTAGGTGGAGCATCTATTGGTTTTTCATCTTTTTTTTGTTTTATTGAATTAGAAAAAATACCGTCTAAAGATTCTTTGTTTTTATTAAATTCTGTAATCGTCTTGTTTATAATTTTACCTTGCTCTGCTGCACTTAATTCTCCTTTTTCATTTATTTCAGCGGCAATGTTTTCATATATTTGATCTGCTAATTGATTTTTATAATTTATTGATGATTCTTGCTGATTAGATTTTAAATTTCCAATATATTCCTGAACGTCCATTTTGCTAATATCCTTGCCTCTCATAACAGCAGTAGCTACATCTGGGTAATATTTTTCAACCATAAGAGCTGTAGCTTCTTTTATTTTGTTATTTATCATTGTTGTTTCGTAAGCACCACTAGCTTCAGATCTTTTCTGTCTTGTCATGGTTGCAAATTCTTGCCATTTCTTTGTTTTATATGCTGCAAGCTCTGGAGGAATATCAGCCAATGCTTCTGTTAGTTCTTTTCTAACAGCAGTTTCGTCATACATAGCTCCATGCCTACTTTGATTTAATGCAAATATTTCTTCTACAGGTGCAGTATTGAATGTAGTTTTTGCAGCAGTTTCATCTAACTGATCTATTTCCTGGAACAGTTCTATTCTTTTTGCGTATGATAAATTATCATCTGACAATAATTCAGCTACAGCAGCGTTATACTTTGCACTACCTTTTTCTAATGGAACAATAGTTTCAGCCCATCTAAGAACAAAATCTTTTTCTGCTGCCTCTTCTTTTCTTTTATTTATTTGATGTGCAGCATTACCAATTTTATTAGATTCAATAAGAAAATCTGCACCAAACATTTCACCAGCAGTAGTTATTTTCGTGACATTACCTTTATCATCTGTGACCATGTGTACTGGCACACTTTCTAACATTCCTAAATAACTAGCAGCTCTTTGAGAATGTTTATTATTTGGATCTATAGCTTCTACTTCTAGCTGTGCTCTTAATGCTAATAAAACATCTTTTTTAAATTCTGTTGGCTCTAAAGGTAAACCTAATTTTTTTACCTGGTCATTAAGAATAGTTCCTAAACTTGCTACTAAATCATTTTCTGTTAATTCTTCTTTTTTCCAATTTGTTAATGCCTGGTATAACTGTGCCTTAGTTAATGTTTTTTGTAATTCTTTCTGAAATTTTGTATATGCTTTTAAATGTTTACTGTTAAAACCCTGCCATGACTTGTTTACAGAAGGAATTGTGTAATCAATAAAACTTGCACTTGTTTCATCTACTCCCCAATCCTGGGCTAATTGTGTAACAGCCTCTGCTTTTATTTGATCTAATCTTGGATTTAAAGGATCTAAAGATACTATCTCTGCTGCGTATTTGTTGTACACCCTATCCATGTATATGCCAGCTTCACCAGCAGCTAATTTACTAAGTTGATCTTCTCTTGCCTTTTGCCTCCAGGGGTTAACTTCATCCATCATCATGCCTGCAATAGCATCTTCTCTGGACACTTGCTTATTAGTTGCAGCGTAGTTTTCTGCACTATTAATAGCCTGTCTATTTGCAAGGGCTAAAGATTTTATTACATCATTTCTACCTTTCTGTTCTTCAATACTTTTAACAACTGGCCCTAGCTGACTAACAGCCTGGCTTGTTTGTTTTAAGGCATCAGATAATTGTTTAAAGCTGTTGTAGCCTTGAACACTCATCTCGTTAGATCGTTGAATTATGTTGACACCTTTTGGTGTTGGCATCTCTACTAACTTAGGCGGTGCAGCGGGTTGTTCTGACCTGTAAGACAAAAATCTATTTACTGGTTTAGCAGTAGGGTTTAATTGGTTTTTTGGAAGTTCTTGTACCATTATTTCAATGCTCCATAAGTAGATAATCCAGCAGATAAACCACCAGCAACAGAACCAAGCAATGCTGCCCCTGCACTTGGCCCGCTGCCAACCATTGATGGCCCTGCTGGACCGATCAATGTAGGTAATGGAGCAAATGGTGGAATAGGATCAAGATATTCTTGCTGCTGATAAAACTGTTGACTATTGTATTGATTTAGATATTGAGAAACAGCACCAGCTTGTTGTCTGTTGTATTGACTTTCTTTAAACCCATCATTTATACGTTTTAAAGTTGTAAAATCTCCTACTTGCCTTGCATAATCATTCATTAACCTATCGACAGATGGCCCTTCCGTAGCACCCGCTGCAATAGTACTTCTAGCTTTTAATGCTTGCACATTGTATTGATATAAAGCTACGGCATCAGACATTGCTTCTTGTTGAAACCCTTGAGCAAAAGCTTCGCTTGTACTTATGTAATCTGCACCAGCAGATGCCCTTGCTCTTGCAACTTCTTCTGCACTAACTATTGCTTTGCTTAATTCATAATTTCTAAGAGAATTTGTATATGCAAGGTTTTGACCGTAATTTATTTTTTCTCCCCAAAACCTATATTGATTATTTAAATCTGCTTGAGATGCTTGCTGCCTGGCAGACCAAGTAGCAAATTCATCAGATGCTTTTTTATAAGCTAATTTATTAACATAATCTTGTCTTTGTGCCTGGTAGTTTGCTATCCCACTTAAAAAGTTAAGAGTACCAGAAACTGCTCCAAACCCTGCTGCACTTAATACCATTAATTAGTCCTCCAAAATTGACAAAACAAAGCCCTAGAAAGGCCATACGGTCTAGGGGTTTCAACCGTAAAGCCAAGATATTTTAACCATTTAATTGATGATTTATTTTCGTGATATACCCAATTTCCTATAGGTTTTTTTGTTTTATCAAGACAATATTCAACCCATTTAATACCATCAATACATAAAGTTTTTCTATGATTTTTTGTAGCAGTTAATCCGTCCGTACCTAACAGCCAAATAGATTGATTAGTGACGCCAGTTAAACCAACTGGATCTCCATTGTCTCCTTCTATGGCTCTGCAAATATCAGAATTTTTAGCACTTTCCATAACAGCAGTTAAAGGGTCTAGGTCATGGCTAAGACGTACTTCTAGCTCATCGGCTTCTCTCAGTGCCAAGCCAATTTCCTGTATAACTTTTTCATTAGGCTCTATCCATTTCATCGTAATGACCTCGCTTTACCTGTAATTAAGGCAGTCCATTCACAGGTAGAAAACTTACATGGATGCGGTGTGTCATTCTTTATTTCAACTACACATCTTTCTCCCCTAGACATTATTGGAATAGTAAATACACCCTCCTTAAACCTGTTGTCATCTGGGTTATAGCCATTAGGTAATGCAGAACCTATTAAAGATATACGACTACCTAATACTGTTCCGTCAAACTTATAAACAGATGTATTCCTTCTTTCTGCTGTAACTTCAATATCAAAATATGCAGTTTCATGGTATCTAAGTTTTGCATGTCTTACTTGTGTTCTTTCTACGTTTGCAGCAGCTTTGCCTCCTCCAATTTCTTTATATAATTTGAATTTTGTAAACCTATATCTAAATTCATATTGCTCTCCAAAAAATACTGGAGCATTAGCCCAATTTCCAGAGGCAGTAATAGAAGTGCCAGAAGTGATTGTTGACAATAAAACACCGCCATTAAATGTAGTATGAAATCCTGACCATGCTTGTGTTGTAGCAGCAGCAGTAAAAGGCAATGTCCAGGTAGTTGTGTTTGCAGTAGCGTTGTAAGTTCCAGAAGCAACCCTCATAGCTGATGGGGTATCAGTTGTTGTAGAAACTCTTCTATCTAGCAACAATGGATAGGGGCTACCAGAAGGAGGTTCTGGACTACGATCTTGTACTGGTATCTTTTCTAAAAATACTTTTGTGCCGTATCTCATTAAACAAAACAAAGTTTCTCTAATACAAAGCACTTGTAATATTTCATCTGCTCCAGCAAAAGTCCAATGACTCCAGCTTGACTGTGCTCTTTCTACACCTCCACTGCCACTTCTTAAAAAATACTTGTAAACGTAAATTCTATTTGTAAATCCTGTTTTATGACTCAATGCAAATACTGCATTACTTGTATCATTAACAGTAATTTTAAAAACATCGCTAGGAACATAGGCAGAAACATAACCTGTTAAATCTTGTGCATCAGCAGTTAAAGCAGTACCAGCACCCCGAACACTAAATTCTCTAAATTGTGAAAAATCACCGTTTGCCTGGCAAAATATAATACCTCCACCCGCCAGTTGTGGCCTAACATTTGTATCTATTTCAAACTGCGTTAAAACTGTAATTTGTGCAGTTGCTGGAGTTAATATTGTTTCCGCTGCATTAAACCTAAATTGATATTGCGAACTAAATAAAATTAATTCATCTTGGTAAGGTATTGCATATTTAAGAATACTTACTCTGTTATTACTAGCAACAACATCTATAGGGTCACTATCTAAAACAGTAGTAACTGTTTCTGGGAAAAAATCAAATAATGATCTAACTCTGGAAAGTATTACATTTTCATCTGCAAGAAATCCTAATCTATTTTTATAGATAAATATGTCATTAATAGGATTACCAATAAAACTTGGGTCTGGAGCTGTTGTTGTATCTCCAGCAATACGCTCTCCCCAGCTTGGAATCTTTACTTCCCAAGCAACACCATTTATTGTTCCTGATTGAGTAGATCCATTTGCAGGGCCAAAGAAAAATGTACCATCTGGCAATGCCACTAACAGATGTGGCATTGTATCTCTATTTATTTTGTACTTATCTCCAGGCTTAACTGTTTCACTCCAAGTACCTTCACCAAATGTTCCGCTTTTTGGTGCAAAAGAAACATGAAAATCATCAAAACTATTCGTTGGATCACCTTCTATAGTTACCTGGTAATTTTCTGGAGCTATAGTTGGCAGCTCTGTAAAAGCTTGCACTTTGTCAAATATTGCAGTTATATCAGCATTTGATCTGGCATCAGATACAGATATTGTTAATGCATTATTAGATGTGACATGTATAACAGCACCACTTCTAGCAAAATTAACACCCGACAAAGATGAAAAACCATTGATAATATTAGTGGCAATATCTTCAGAACTAATTCTATTTTCTGTTACTGTACTTCCGCTTGCAACAACTGGTGCAACCGCAGTCTGTACCGTTACTTCTGTTCCGTTTACGTTTACTCTATACGTTTGACCGTAAGTAGCTGCCCTTACCCAAATTAATGCTTCATGTGTAGTTGACCTTGCAACAACAGGTGCAACATCGTTGGTCATTGCTGGGCTGGTAAGCGTATTAGTTATAAATGTAAAATCAGCAATTGTAACAGCTCTTAACTGAGTTTTTGCATCAGTTATTGTTGATAAATAATTATAAGCATTACTTGCTGGGTTTACAGTTTTAGGATTACCTTCTAAATCAAAAACTTTAATAACACTAGAACTAATAACAGCTAAGTATTCCTCAACTTTATCTCGCAAAATACTATGAATAAAACAATCACCAAAACTACTATTAGAAACTAAACCTATTGTTTCACTACAATCTCTTTTTCTTAAGCCTTCTACAATAGAAGACATCCCATTAATTTGTATTTCTGCCTGAGAAGGATCACGTTGAGCATCAGGTTGTTGACTAATGCCTTGAGCTAAATTTGGTATTGAATAACTTGTTAAAGAACTCATAACCTATACGCTGTACCTATTCTTCTTGTTGCCAAGCCCATAGCTGGGTCATAAGTAGGAAATGGCAAATAATTACGACCACCAGTTAAGATATTTGGAACTTCTTGCTGCTGCTCCATACGTTCTAAAACTATTTTTGCGTCAAGTTCATCTTTAGATGTGTATTTAAATAAAGCATCAGATCCTAATACACGATCAGAAAATACTCTTGCAGCTCTAATTGTTACCCATCTGTTATAAGCTTCTGGCACATCATCCCAGGCTAATAACCATATAACATCAGCTTTTATTTCATTAACAGTAGTTTCCATTGTATATCTTCTTTCTTGCAAGTCATATATTTTTTGACCTCGTAATTGATAGCGACCAGCATATAAGTATGGATCTAATGCAAATTGCAATATATTAGTTGGTACTATAATTTCTCCAGTATTTGAATCTTTTTGAAAAGGATATTGAAATTCTGTATTCCAACTCCAACCTTTT